ATCAGTATTGTCTTCCGACTCTACAACCTTAGTTAAATCAATGTTTTCTAAAAGACCATACATTTCTTCATATTGTTTCTTAGTAATAGTTTCAAAGGGTGCTTGTTTGTATGTTCCACCATCATAAGGAAGAACAGCGAGCCCATTGTAATAATGACGGTTAAACCACATCCATTCTGCAACATCATCCCATTCATCTTCTGAACCATACTCCACTAAAAGACTTGTAATTATAAAAGATAATTCCATGTTTGACATTTCGTCTGGCAGTACATCATACATTTTACTAGCGATTTTAGCCATTTGATTCTTTGATAATGACATCTCTTCTCCTTTTCAATCTTGTTACTTTGTCTCTCGTCTTACTTATTTCTCTAGATAGAACCTTTATGGAATATTCTAGGTCTTCAAGCTTCTTTTGATCAGACTTACCGTGGCTACCGCCATTGTACTTCTGATAACCAAGTCCATAGTTTTCTTTTCTCCCATCGTTCTTTTCAAGATGCCTCGCGTTTTCTATAATCGCCAACTCTTTCATCCTCTCTAGTGCTGTCATTGTCTTCCCTTTTGTTTTTTAATTCTTTCATCAACCTTGAAAGCTCTTCTCTCAACATTTTATTTTCGTTGAGTACCCGTGAATATTCAGTTCTATTTATCATGTCATACACCATCATTTAGGTTCACTTGAACCTTTCCAGAGATTGACTGTCACCTGACTGAATTAATTTATCCATGATCTCACTGCATATCCTCATTGCCTCCCGTTTATTTAACTCTGCACTTATTAATTCTGTACCTTGCCCCCATATAAACAGCGTAATCCCCTCGCTTTCCTCCATAGGTCTTGCTGAAACCAGCCTTTTAGAATGGTAGGTCATCGTCATCCTCGCTAATAATTGGACCGTCCATTATTGGATCGTGGAACCTTTGCCTGTAGCATGATGTAAGCATGTCGAAATCAAGTTCAGTAACGCCCTGCTTTCCAACCCAGCTAAACCTGCACTTCCAGATGTGTATCTCTGATGCTACCGTCTTCACTGGGTCAGGCCTATGCACCGTCAGGCCAACGTCTGCTTTAGCGAACCATGCTGCTGATCCAGAGATGTCATACCCCTTAGGGGCTGGCACCTTTCCATCTGCACCTCGCATCATCTTAGTTGGGTGTGCCACAAACCAGATGTGTACACCGTGCGCCTGTGCGAATACCCTTATCTTTGTGAGCAAGCTTGAGACCCAATCTGTCTCGCTAGCATCACCTGTTCGCTGTATGTAGTTGTATGGGTCAATGATCGCACCCCTGACCCCATGACGCATGACCGCCACCTTCAACCTGTCAACAATGTTGTCTATCGTGCTTTGTGATCCATCGGCTTGATACAGGAAAGAGAAGTGATCCTGTACGAACCTCTTGCCTTGGTTCAAATCATCGTAGCTCAAACGATCTGTTTGACCCTCAAAGAATGGCTTGCGCTTGAACTTAGAAATCAACTTAGCGATGTGTAGCCTTGGCTCGTTCTCAAATGAACAGACGGCAAACTTCCAGCCTTTGGATTGAGCCATGTTGACCATGATCTGATCAATGAACTCTGATTTGCCTGAAGATGGATGCCCAGTAACAATTGTTAGCTGTCCCTCTGAGACAGTGTAAAGCTCATCGACATTGTCATAGCCTGTGCTTTCGCCACGGCCCATGCCCTTCTCGTAAATCTCATCCAACTCATCATAGAAATGCTCTGCCTGATACAGGCCAGCTACAGGCCACGGCCTTGAGTTTACGATCAGATCATCAATGCCATTGGTGCCTCGCTTCATCAGGACATCATTAGCATCCTTGCACTTGTCATCGAAGTCGATCTTCCAGCACTTGTCTTTACCTATGCGCCGTGCAATCTCTTCTGCCATTGCCTGACCTGACGCATCACCATCTGTTGCGATGATGACCTTGGATGACATCTCAATGCGCTTCTTTGCATTCCAGATAAACTTGAACTTATTATCTTCATTGGGGTCTATCTTGCCATCAACCACCTTCATCACTGCACCGTTGGGTACAGAGACCACACTGCTGTACCCAGCTTCCATGAATGCCAACGCATCCATCTCACCCTCGCAGATTATCATTGCTTCCTTTGGTTCAACATTCTCAATGTTAAACATGGTTGAAGGCGCACCGTTGCAAGAAAAACCTTTTAGTTCAATTGAACGTATTTTAGATGCGTATGTAAGACCCTTGTTCTGATACGGGAACATAATACATTCAGTCTCTTTCCCTGCTGATTGTATCCAATGGCTTACTGTTTTAAGGCCAGCCTTACGCGCTGTATCTTCTGAAATTCCCCTTCCCTGTAGCCACCTTAATGAAGCTGATGATAAGTCTGTTTCTTGTAGTTTTTTTGCTATTGCCACAGGCCTCTCCTTAAATATTATTTTCTCTCCCAAGTTGACTGCCCCTTGCTCATCACAGTGCCAGCACTGATACAGGGCTTTTTCGTTGTCAATTCGGAGAGATAGCGTTCTGTCTGTTTTCTTCTTGCGGTTGTGACTGCATATCGGGCATACAACCTTGTGTTGTCCTTGCCCAAGTCTTACAGCCACCCCCCGCATTTGCTCTTTCAACATTGCGGTTTCTCCATCTCTCGCACCATCCTAATTCTGAAGGTGCCTGAGTGTCAATATTTTTTTTTGATCTGCCCTAATAATATTCAAAGATATCAATAACTTACTATATATAGTAGTAGTATATATAATAACTACTATAGATATCTCTTTACTGTAATAAGCTAAAGCTTATCTAATAGTTTATATTATATAGGCTGGGATATTTGATATGTCACAAGGGCTGACCTTAATAATCGCTCTGGGGGCATCCCTGTCCAATCCCCAATAAATAAACTTCTGTTTGACTTGCCTATCATTGGCGTAAATGAAATCCTGCATACAATCTAAGATCAGACTTTCATCCAAGTCAGGCCTTCGACTGCCGTAGTAGATCATCATCTCAACTTTCAAATCACCTTCAAGCATATGTTCAAGCTTGGGGCATTGTGCCTTAAATGTTTTGACGTAGTCCAAAGCTTTTTTGCTTTTGATAAATGATGGTCTACCAGCTATCACCACAGCCCTGCGACTGTTGGCCTTTGATGCTGTCTCACCAGCTATCTCAAAACGTGCCTCTATTGCTTGCATTGTCCCATTGTCGAGCATTTTATAAGCTACCTTTCCTGACATAAAAATACCTATTGCACCTATATCGTTTAGATGATACAACCCTAGCAGAGAGTGGAGACTTTTAAAATGAAAATCACAAACGAGTTTGGCTTGCCAGAAGCCTTCTTGAATTTTGCCCGTGACGATAAGTACACGAAGGGCAAAGCTGACATCAGTGTGACCACATTAATCGACAGTCCAAGAGTTCGCCTGATGAAGGACAAGCACAATTCCGATATCGTTTCTGATGTTGTCGATAAGGTTTGGCCCCTGTTTGGTACAGCCGTTCATCACATTTTAGAAAGCAGCAAGACCCAAGAGAACGTGACGATTGAGGAACGGTTGTTTGGTCAGGCCAATGGCTGGACCCTATCTGGTGCTGTTGATCATCAAGAGGTTTTGGATGATGGCACCGTCAGGATTACCGATTACAAAGTGACCAGCGTGTGGTCAGTGATCTTTACCAAGGACGCATGGGCGTGGCAGCAAAATTGCTACGCATGGCTA